TGCCGGTGTCGCAGCTGGCGGCCCCCGATTGCCTACTCATGATGTGGACGACCTGGCCGCATCTCGATCTGGCGATGGATGTCATGGCTGCGTGGGGCTTCGCCTATAAAACCGGCGGCGCCTGGGTCAAGCGGACAGCCACAGGCAAGGCGGCTTTCGGGACCGGCTATCTTTTGCGCTCGGCGACGGAGCCTTTCCTGATCGGCACGATCGGCAACCCCAAGGTCAGGTCGAGAAGCGTCCGCAATCTGATCGAGGGTCTGCGCCGGGAACACTCGCGCAAGCCGCCCGAGGCCCGTGCGATGATCGACAAGCTTCTGCCGGATGTGTGGGCGTGCGAGTTGTTCGCGAGAGAGCCATGGCCCGGGCGCGATGTCTGGGGCGACCAGACCGCGAGGTTCGCGTGAGCCTGCCGTTGTCAGTCACCGATGATCGCATCGATATCGACGGACGGAGGCCGCGTCGTGATGCCTTCCGCCCGAGCCGTCGCAACGGCTATGCTGATCGTCATGGCTGGGTTGTCCGAGCATACCGATGGCAGATCGAGTTGGTTCCCGGCTTCATCGGTGCCTGCGAGATAGACGCCAAGAAGGAAGCTATCCAACTGAAGGCCGACAACCTTGTCGACCGTCTGCGGCGCTTGGAGATAGGTGGTCAGGACCGAGCAGGGCAACTCGTGAACGGTTACGTTTTGGGCAATGACGGCCTGCGCGGTCAGCCCCGAGACAGCGATGATTGCGAGTGCCTTCACGATCGCACCTCCTGGCACGATGATCTTGTGTTCTGCTGCTGTAGGTCAAGGGCCGGACAGATGGCGGAGGCCGGTCTTGTCAGCTGACCCCGGCAAGCTGTCGCCGCGGCCGCCGGCGCAGGTGGCGCCTTACGTCGAGGTGCTGGGCGTCGACGGGGCGGTGAAGTTCCTGCTCGCCTTCGGCGGGGCCGAGCTTTACCTTGCGGCCAATCCCAAGGGCCGGGGCCGTGTCGAGCGGATGTTCGGGGCGGATCGTGCGGCGGCGCTGGCGGCGATGGCCGAGCGGCTGCCGCGGCGGGTGCCGACGGCAAAGCCATGGATCGCGCAGGTGCTGCGCGCACGGGGCTTGCCCGTGGCCGAAATCGCCCGCATTCTGCATGCGACCGATGTGTCGGTCCGGGCGTGGCTGCGCCGGACCGATCTGGGCGAGGACCCGGACAGGCGGCAGATGCGGCTGTTCTGATCCGGCGCAGGGCGCCCCCCGCAAGCGCTTGCGGGCGGATCGGGAATTTCGGGAATGGCATGGTCTGACCACGGCACCGCCGGATGCGCGAGGACAGCCATGAGCCTGAAGACGATCCAAGAGGGCCTGAACGCCCTTGGTTATGACGCGGGCGCGGCCGACGGCGACTGGGGCCCGAAGACCGAGGCGGCCCTGCGCGCCTGCATCGCCTTCCGCGGGCAGCCGGTGGTCACATCGCGACCGCCTATGATGACCTCTCTGTCTTCGGGCGTGTCTGCCCAAAAGCTCTATCAGGGCAGCGCGCGCTATCTGGTCGACGAGATCGTGGTGCACTGCTCGGCCACGGAGCCCGACTGGATGGACGACTTCACGATGGCCGCCAAGGTCGCCGAAATCCGTCGCTGGCATGTCGAGGACCGGAAGTGGCGCGACATCGGCTATCACTGGATCATCGACCGCGACGGTGACGTGGCGCCCGGTCGGCCCGAAACCGAGATCGGCGCGGGTGTTGAGGGGCATAATCGCGGCGTCATCCATGTCTGCCTGATCGGCGGGCATGGCTCGGCCGGCACCGACCGGTTCGGCGCGCATTTCACGAGTGAGCAGGACGCGGCGCTGCGCCAGCTTATCGCGCAGATCAGCGCGCGCACGCCGATCCGCCGCATCTCGGGCCACAACGAATGGGCAGCCAAGGCCTGCCCCGGGTTCAACGTGCCGGCCTGGCTGGCAAAGGGGGTTTCGCGATGATCGTCACGCGTCCGGCGCGCGCCCTGCGCCGTCTTGTCTGCGCCCTTGTCCTGGCCGTCCTTGTCAGCGGCTCTGCGTCGGCGCAGGGGGCGCAATGCGGCCCGACCGCCGATGTCGCGGCCAGGCTGGCCCAGGGCTGGGGCGAGAGCCCGGTTGCGATGGGCCTGAACGGCGAGTTGATGGTTCAGCTGTGGGGCAATGCCGAGACCGGGACCTGGACGCTCACCGCGACGACCGCCGCCGGCCTGACCTGCGTCGTGGGCTCTGGCGAGGGGTTTGCGCTTGCCGATGCCGCGCCCGGCGACGACGCCTGACCTATCCCCAGCAGAAGGCCTGACCGATGTTCGACACCCTCCTGAAGGCCCTTGAGCCTCACCTGACCGAAATCCTGAGCGGCATCCTGATCTGGCTCTTCGGGCTTTTCGTGCTTGCCGTCCGCCAGCTGAGCCGCAAGGCGACCGACATGATCGGCCGTCACCTTGGGCTCGAGGCCGAGCGCATCTGGCGCGAGACGCTGCACCGCGCCCTGCAATCCGGCGTGCTGGCGACAGAGGGGGAAAGCGACGAGCCGCTGCGCATCGAAAAGGTCATCGGCTATGCGCTGCGCAGTTCCCCGGACGCGATCGCGGGGCTGAACCCGCGAGAGGATGTTCTGCGCGACCTTGCCCGGGCCAAGATCAGGGAAGTCGGGACATCCGTCCGCCCGGCCGCCAAGGGCACCGCACGATGACGCCCGATCAGGTCGATGTCGGTGCGCTGGTGCTCTGGGCCGCGGCGTGCTCGACGCTTTTGACGCTCGGGATCACGATCTGGAACATCTTCTCTTCGCCCGCACGGCGGGCCGCAGACCGGATCGACATGCAGGCGCGCCGCGTCGAGGTCCTGGAGCGGCAACTGCAGCGCGCGGAGGACCGGATCGCCTCGATGCCGTCGATTTCCCAGATCAACGAGCTCGAGGTGATGCTCGTCCGCATGGAAGGCCGGCTTGAGACTTTGAATGAGAGGCTGAAGCCGGTCGCGGCGATATCCGACCGGATGCAGCAATGGATGCTGGAGAACGGCAAGTGACGACGCTTGACGAGATTCTGCGGGGGCAGGCCCGGCTGATCATCCTGACCGCGCTGCGCGCGCAGGTGGACGAGGCGCTGAACAGCGACATCCTGATCCATGAGCTGGCGCGCTTTGCGATCCGCAAGGACCGGGGCTGGGTGCATGACGAGCTGTCCTGGCTGAAGGATCGCGGCGCCGTGACGCTGGTCGAAGCGGGCGGCATCCGCATCGCGCGGCTGACCGAGAAGGGCGCGCAGCACCTTGACCGGATCATCGCGATCGAGGGCGTGCAGCGCCCCAGCCGGCCGGAGGCCTGACGTGGCGGCCGACATCAGCAGGGGGCCGCCTCGCGGCCGCGGGCGGCTCTCGGGCTTCGAGCTTCTGCCGCCCGAGTGCGAGCCGCTTCTGGCCGAGGCGGCCCAGGCGCTTGGCGCGCGCCAACGGACGCAGCTCGATATCTATGCCGACTTCGTGCGGGGCTGCGAGGAGATCATGGCCGCGAGCCGCGGCGAGATCGAGTTCACGATCCCAAGCTTTTCGTCCTTCAACCGGCTGTCGATCCGGCTTGCGCGCATCACGCGGCGGCTGGACCAGACCCGGCAGATCGTCTCGGCCATCAGCGAGAAGTTCGACGCCAGGGAGAGCGACGACCTGACCATCATGCTGGGCGAGACGATCAAGTCGCTGATCCTTCACATGCTGGCCGAGGGTGACGAGGTGCTGGGGTCGAAGGAGGTCATGCAGCTCGCGAACGCCTTCAAGGCGGCACTGCAGGCGCAGTCGATCAGTTCGGACCGGCGGCGCAAGGTCGAGGCCGAATTCGAGGGCAAAGTCACCGAGGCCGTCGAACGCGCTGCAAAGGCGACGGGCATGTCGGCCGAGACGGCAGAGGCCGTGAAGGCGCAAATCCTCGGGGTCGGCGCGTGATCGCGGCCATGGCTGATCGCGGGGCAGGATTGGGCCGGCAGTGCCGGCACTTTTCCGCATTGAGTTTCCTGCGAGAGCGGCGCGGGTTCCCGGACTGCGCGGCCTGTGCGCTGGGCCACCCGATCCGGAAGATGGTCACAGAGGCTTGTGGCGACGAAACCGGGATCATATTCAAGCTGCCCTGTCGCCCCGGCCCCGAGAAAGCAGTCGATTGCCCGGCCTACGACCCAAAGACGGATGCAGAGATCGAAGCGGACCGTGAAGCTCAACGCTGCTCGGTCGAAAAAGCGCTCGTGATGATGAAGGCGGCGGGGGCCTGGCGGAGAAGCATGGTCGCGGTGGGCGAAGAGACGCGTCTCTGGTCATGCCCGGTCTGCCTTGGGCTCGATACCGTCGAGGTGTCGATCGCGCTTGCCGTCAATGGCCACATGGCTTGCCGCTGCACCAATTGCGGCACGGGGTTTCGGGAATGATCCGCGCGATCTGGTGCCCCGACCGCGCGCGATGGATGACCTACCGCTCGCGGGGGTCATTCTACCTCGCGCCGCGCGAGGTCGGCGGGCTGTTCGATTTCTGGTTCTTCTGTCCCTGCGGCTGCGGTCAGCAGACCTGCATCCTGATCGGCCAGGGGTTCGTCCCCGGCGGCAGCGAGCGGGCGTGGCGCTGGAACGGGTCCAGGACCGAGCCGACGCTCGACCCTTCGGTCTCGATCGTGCACGGGGATCATGGCAAATTCGCCTGGTGGCTTGAAAACGGGTACTGGGCCGAGACATGACCGCGCCCATCACCCGCGCGGAATGGGAGCGCCAGCGGCGCGAGGCCACCGAGGCGATGCCCGAGGTCGTGGCCGAGGTCGGGCTGCCGAAGGTGCTCCTGCCCTATCAGGCGCGCGCTGTCGGTCTTCTCGACGACACCTCGACGCGCGTCCTGGTCGTCGAAAAGTCCCGCCGGATCGGCCTGACCTGGGGGCTCGCGGCCTATGCCGCGCTGCGCGCGGGGCGCGAACGGAAAGCGCGCGGGATGGACGTCATGTACATCTCCTACAGCCAGGAGATGACGCGGGAGTTCATCGATGCCTGCGGGATGTGGGCACGTGCCTTTTCGGTCGCCGCGGCTGCGTCGGAGGAGTTCCTCTTCCCCGACGGCGACGAAACGGGGGACCGGTCGATCAAGGCCTTCCGGATCGGCTTTGCCTCGGGCTTCGAGATCATCGCGCTCAGTTCCGCGCCCCGGTCGCTGCGGGGCAAGCAGGGCGTCGTGATCATCGACGAGGCGGCCTTCGTCGACAGCCTGGCCGAGCTTCTGAAGGCGGCGCTCGCCTTCCTGATGTGGGGCGGGCAGGTCATCGTTTGTTCGACCCATGACGGGGCCGAGAACGTCTTCAACCAGACCGTCCAGGACATCCTCGCGGGCCGCAAGCCCTACGTCCACATGCGGATCGACTTCGACGATGCGCTGCGCGAGGGCCTCTACCAGCGCATCTGCCTCGTCACGCGGCAGCCATGGTCGCCGGCGGCGGAAGCCGCATGGCGGCAGGACATCATCGATTTCTACGGCGACGGGGCGGACGAGGAGCTCTTCTGCGTGCCGTCGATGGGGTCGGGCGCCTGGCTGAGCGCGCCGCTGATCGAGGCGCGGATGACGGCCGCCTCGCCGATCCTGCGGCTTGAGCTGCCGCCCGACTATCTGCAGCGCGACCGCTTCGACCGTGCGCAGCTCCTGGCGCCCTTTATGGAGGAGCTTGAAGGGGCGTTGAAAGGGCTCGATCCCGAGCCGCATTACGCCTTCGGCTTCGATTTCGCGCGGGTGGCGGACCTGTCGGTCGCCACGCTCCTGGCGGTCGAGCGAAACCTCCGGCGGCGCGAGGCGCTGTCGGTCGAGATGCGCGGGGTGCCCGGCGACGAGCAGAAGGCCATCGTGCGCGACATCCTGAACGCCGTGCGGGAACGGCTGGTCGGCGCGGCCTTTGACGCGACCGGCATGGGCTGGACCGTGGCCGAGGACATGGGCCGCATCTTCGGCCTGCGCGAGGGTGAGGACAGTTCCGGGCTGATCTGGGCCGTCAAGTTCACCGAGGACTGGTACCGGCTGCACATGCCGCCGCTGAAGACGGCCTTCGAGGACGACACGATCGCGCTGATTGCCGATTCCGACCACCTTGCCGATCTCAGGACCGTCAAGCTCGTCCGGGGCACGCCGCGGGTGCCCCCCACCCGCGAGGGCGAGAAGGGCAAGCGGCGGCACGGCGACTTTGCGATTTCACTTGCGCTCGCGCATTTCGCAAGCCGCATGCGCTGGGTCGAGTACGGCTACCGCGCCGCCGGCGGCGGCGACGAGCGACGGCGATGGGACATGCCGCCCGACGACCGGGACGAGCGGCAATGGTGGTCCGGCCCGCTTGGCCAGCAGATCAGGGGAAGCGTGCGATGACCGTCGACCGCCGTCCTATTCGTCAACGCCTGGAAGACTGGATCGCAACCGAAGAGCGGCTTCTGCGCTGGATGACACGCCGCCATCGCGAGCTTGACGGGCGGACGCCGGCCGCCGCCGTCCTTGCGGGTGACGTTGAAGATGTCCATGCCATCCTCGACCGCTGGCCGGTCGGGGCCGAACAGTAAAGGAAACCACGATGGCCCGCATGCCGCAGCTGCTTGACCGCTTCGGGCGCCCGGTCGAACGGGGGCTGCTCGGTTCCGAGATGGCCGTCCCGCGGATCGGCAGCGTCCGATCACCGTTGACCGGATATCCGGCCGACGGGCTCGACCCGCAACGGCTGGCCTCGATCCTGCGGGATGCCGACCGGGGCGAGCCGGTCCGCTACCTCGAGCTGGCCGAGACGATCGAGGAGCGCGACCCGCATTATCTGGGCGTGCTCGGCACAAGGAAGAGGTCGGTCAGCCAGATCGAGATCACCGTCGAGGCGGCAAGCGACGACGCGCTTGATCAGCTTAAGGCGGAAATGATCCGCGACTGGCTGACGCGGGGCGAGCTGACCGAGGAGATTTTCGACATCCTCGATGCGATCGGGAAGGGGTATTCCTTCACGGAGATCATCTGGGACACCTCCGCCGGCCAGTGGCGGCCCGCACGGCTCGAATGGCGCAACCCCGCCTGGTTCCGCTTCGACAGGATCGACCTGTCGACCCCGCGGATGGTCGGGGACGCGGGTGAGGACATCGCCCTGCAGCCCTTCAAGTTCATACATGCCAACATGCGAGCGAAGTCGGGGCTTGCGCTGCGGTCGGGTCTGGCCCGCGTGGCGGCCTGGGGCTGGATGTTCAAGGCCTATACCCAGCGCGACTGGACGATCTTCACCCAGACCTACGGGCAGCCGGTCAGGCTCGGCAAGTACGGGCCGGGCGCCACGCAGGCGGATCGGGACACGCTGTTCCGCGCGGTCGCCAACATCGCCGGCGACTGCGCCGCAATCATCCCGGAATCGATGACGATCGACTTCGTCGAGCCGGCCAACGTCGGCGCGGCGTCCGACCTCTACCTGAGGCGGGCCGACTGGCTTGACCAGCAGATATCGAAGGCGGTGTTGGGACAGACGTCGACGACCGATGCGGTCGTGGGGGGGCTGGGGTCCGGCAAGGAACACCGCGAGGTTCAGAAGGACATCGAGACGGCGGATGCACGGGCGCTGGCGGCCATCCTGAACCGCGATCTGATCCGGCCCTGGATGGACCTCGAATTCGGCCCGGCCCCGGCCTATCCCCGGATCAGGATCGAGCGGCCCGAGGCTGAGGACCTGACCGCGATGTCGGCGGCGCTCGGCGTCCTGGTGCCGCTCGGGCTCAGGGTGTCGATGACCCAGGTGCGCGACCGGTTCGGCTTTGGCGAACCGGCGGAAACCGACGAAATCCTTGCCCCGCCCCCCGCTGCGGCACCGCCGGTCGACCCCGCGCAGCCCGGTTCGCCGGTTAAAGGGTTCTCCGGGCTTTTTAAAGGGGTCGGGGCGGCACCGGGTACGCGGACAGCCCCGCAGGCCGAAGCGGCTCCAGCGGCGAAATCCGGGCCTCCCGGTGCGGCGGACCTGATCGCCGACCGGCTGGTCGTCGAAGCCGCCCCGGCGATGGAGATCATGCTCGACCAGATCGAGGCTATGCTGGGCGCCGCCAGCACGCTCGAGGAGTTCGGCGAGATGCTGCGCACAGGGTTCCCGCAGCTCGACCAGTCGGTGCTGGCGCGGGTCCTGGCCGAGGCCTTCACCTCGGCGCATGCCGGCGGTCGGGCTGCGGCGGAGTCCGAAAGTGCTTGAGGCGATCCGGGCGATCTTCCGGCGGCCGTTCCTGCAACAGGTCGCCGCGTTTCGCCTCAGGCTCGGCAATCTCGTCCCGACCGCCCGGTGGGACGACATCCGCGGCGCGCAGCACGACAGCGCCTTCATGGTGGCCGGGGCGGTGAAGGCCGATCTGCTGGCCGACCTTGGCCAGGCGGTCGAGAAGGCCATCCTCGAGGGCACGAGCCTTGAGGAGTTCCGGCGAGACTTCCGCCGGATCGTCGAGACGCGCGGCTGGCACGGCTGGACGGGCGAGGGCACGAAGAAAGGCGAGGCCTGGCGGACGCGGGTGATCTACAAGACCAATGCCGCGACATCCTATGCCGCCGGCCGCATCGCGCAGCTCAGGGAGGGCGGGTTTCCGTTCTGGGTCTATTTCCACGGCGGCTCGCTCGAGCCGCGGCTGCAGCATCTGGCCTGGAACGGGCTCGTCTTGCCCGCCGACCATCCGTTCTGGAACACCCATGCGCCGCCGAACGGCTGGGGCTGCAGCTGCTACATCATCGGGGCGCGCACGCTCGCGGCCGCGCGGCGGCTGGGCGGCGACCCCGGCAAGCAGCTCGATCCCGGCTGGGATGCCATCGATCCGCGCACCGGCACGCCGCCGGGCATCGCGAAGGGCTGGGATTATGCGCCGGGCGCAAGCGTGAGCGACCTCGTCTCGGCCATGGCGGCAAAGACGCGCAACTGGCCCGAGACGATCACCGAGGCGTTCCTGCGCGATCTTCGTGCCGAGCTCGCCGATCTGGTCCGCGCCGAGATCGCGCGGCAGGCCGCCGCAGGCGCGGGCACATGATCAGCGTCGATCTGACCGAGGACCAGATCACGGCGGCGCTGGAACGGCTGTCGCGGTCGCTCACGAACCTTGCGCCGGTGATGCAGGATATCGGCGAGCTGATGGTCCGGTCGACCAAGCTGCGCTTCACCGAGGGCCGGGCGCCCGACGGCAATGCCTGGCTCCCGAAATCCGCCACCACGATCGCGGCCTATCAGGCGCGGGGCGACCGCATCGATTTCCGGCCCCTCTTCGGGCCGTCGGGGCGGCTGTCGTCGGAGATCTTCTACGAGGTCGCGGCCGACGGGACGTCGGTCGAGATCGGGTCGAACATGATCTATGCCGCCGTGATGCAGTTCGGCGCGGCGCAGGGGGCCTTCGGCACGACAGCGCGGGGATCGCCGATCCCCTGGGGGCCGATCCCGGCGCGGCCGTTCCTTGGCATCTCGGAGGAGGACCGCGGCACCATCCTGGCCACGATCGAAGAGTGGCTTGAAACGGCCGTCGCCGGAGGCGATTGACGGCGGCCGCGCGACGGGGCAGCGTCGGGTTGCGATAGCTGGCGGATGCCCCCGCAAGCCCTTGTGGCTGTTTCGGGCAGGCGGCACGGGCGATTGTCCCGGCATGACCCGGACACACGACCAGATCGCACTTCTCGCGACCCGAGATTTTCCGCCGCCCGGCGATGTGCCGGCCGCGCCTGACTGGGTGCACCTGCTGCCCGGCCCTCTCGGCCTGCCGATCCGGACCGGCGACGGCCGCGGCCCCTATCGCGTCGAGGATGCGGGCCGCCTGATCGCCGAGAGCTTTGCCGAGACCGACAGGCTGGCGATCGACGAAAACCATGCGACCGACCTTGCCGCACCGCGGGGCGAGCCTGCGCCGGCGCGCGGCTGGATCGTGGCGATGGAAGCCCGCCCCGACGGCATCTGGGGTCGTGTGGAATGGAACGGCTCGGGCCAGGCGCTTCTGGCCGACCGCGCCTATCGCGGGATCAGCCCCGTTATCCTTCACGACAAGGCCGGCGTCATCCGGAGCATCCTCCGCGCCAGTCTTGTCAACCGCCCGAACCTGCGCGGGCTGACCGCGCTCAACCAAGAGGACCCAGAAGCCATGGCGTTCATGGAAAAGCTGAAGGAGATGCTCGGCCTGCCGGCGGGCGCCACGGAGGACGACATCCTCGCGGCCATCGGCGGCAGGCAGAGCGATGCGGCGATGCAGTCCGCCATCGCCGAGATCGGCGCCGCGCTGGGCGTCGAGGGTGGCGAGACATCGAGCGTGGTCGCTGCCGCCAGGGTCGCGGGCGCGGGCAAGGAGAGCCTGGTCGCGCTGCAGGCGCAGGTCGACCGGCTGACCGCCGAGCTGACGGAAACGGTGACCGCGCGCAAGCGGGCCGCATCGGAAGCCTTCATCGACGGCGCGATCCGCGACTGCCGAGCCGGGCTCAACGCCGGCAACCGCGACGAGATGATCGCGCTGCATATGACCAGCCCCGACGCGGTCGAAAAGCTCGTGCTCGGGATGCCCAAGCTGGTGACGACCAAGGCCGCTGCCGAGCCGCCGAAGGACGGCGAGATCAGCCTGAACGCCGAACAGCGCCAGGCCGCCGATCTCCTTGGCGTGCCGCACGACAAGTTCCTCGACACCCTCAAGGCCGAACAGAAGGAGGCCCGCTGATGCCGCTGACCGCTGACCGCAACACCCAGACCTGGCTTGGCGACCGCCGGTCCGGTCCCGTGGGCGCCTCGACCCGCATCTTTGCGGGCGCGCTCATCATGCGCAACGCCTCGGGCTTTCTGGTCCGCGGCGCCGTGGCGACCGGTGCCTTCGGCGTCGGCATCGCCGAAGAGCCCGCCGACAACACGGGCGGCGCGAACGCGGCGATCAACGTCCTTTACCGGACCGGGATCACCGCGCGGTTCCGCAACTCGACCGCGGGCGACCTGATCGCCCAGGCCGATGTCGGCGGCATCGCCTGGATCGCCGACGACGACCAGGTCGCCAAGACCAACGGCACCAACACCCGGTCCCGCGCCGGGATCATCGAGGCGGTCGATTCCCAGGGTGTCTGGGTCCGTCTCGACGAAGCCATCACCCGCGCCGCGTAAGGAGAGCCGCGATGATCATCAGCCAAGCGAACCTCGACGCGCTGCGCGTCGGCTTCAAGACCGAATTCCAGCGCGGCCTCGGCATGGCGCCGCTCCTGCGCGACCGGGTTGCCATGACCGTGCGCTCGACCACCTTCGAGAGCCGCTACGGCTGGCTGCGCAAGATGCCGGGCATGCGCGAGTGGATCGGCCCGCGCGTCGTCGACAACGTGGCCGAAGCCTCCTACTCGATTGCCAACCGGCACTTCGAGAAGACCGTCTCGGTCGACCGCAACGACATCGAGGACGACAACCTCGGCCAATATGCGCCGATGTTTGCCGAGCTCGGCGAGCTTGCCGCGGCCCTGCCCGAACAGCTGGTCTGGGCGCTGCTTAACGCCGGCTTCTCGACCAACTGCTGGGACGGGCAGTTCTTCTTCGATACCGATCACCCGATCCTGGACGCCAACGGGGCCGAGACGACCTTTGCCAATACCGACGGCGGATCGGGAACGCCCTGGTTCCTGCTTTCCACGAACCGGTCGGTCAAGCCGATCATCTATCAGGAACGCAAGCCGGTCGAGTTCGTCACGAAGGATCGCCCGGAAGACGACAACGTCTTCAGCGATCGGATGTTCTTCTACGGAGCCGACCTGCGCTGCAACGTCGGCTACGGCTTCCCGCAGATGGCCTGGGGGTCGCGCCAGACGCTGAACGCCGCGAACTATGCGATCGCCCGGGCGGCGATCCAGAACATGAAGGGCGACGGCGGGCGGCCTCTCGGCCTCGTGCCGAACCTTCTGGTCGTGCCGCCGTCGCTGGAAAGCGCGGGCCGGCAGATCCTGAACAGCGAGTACGGCACCGGCGGGATCACGAACGAATGGAAAGGCACGGCCGAACTGCTTGTCGTGCCCTGGCTGGCCTGACGGCGGCCGTCGGTTGATCAGCGGGGCGGTCCGTCCGCCCCGTCACTGAACCGACGGTGCCGGCCCGCCTTGCCGGATCAGAGGAGTTGCAGAGACGATGACCAGCGAACAGAAGACCGCGACCAGCGAACAGAAGACCGCGACCAGCGAACAGAAGACCGCGACCAGCGAACAGAAGACCGCCAAGCCCAAAAACCGGCCGCCTGCCGTCGTTACCGTCGTGGCCAAGCAGGCCTCGCGCTGGCGGATCGGCCGGCAGTTCGGGCCGGTGCCCGTCGACATTCCCGCCGCCGAGCTGAGCGAGGACGACCTCGCCCGTCTGCATGCGGACCCCCTTCTCGTCGTCACGGCGGGCTCCGACGCCTGACGCGGGAGTGCGACCCCGGGGCAAACCGGGGCGCGTGCAGTCCTCCCGGCGCCGTGCCGGGCCCGCCGGGAGGACCGCTTTCAATCCGGCTTGAAGCGAGCGTGAAACATGCCCTACGCGACCCTTTCCCAGCTGACGGCCCGCTATGGCGAGCGGGTGCTGGTCGCGCTCACCGACCGGGGCGACATCCCGACGCATCTGGTGTCCGAGGCGGTCGTCGACCGCGCGCTGGCCGATACCGATGCGCTGATCGACGGCTATCTGATGGCGCGCTACGTGCTGCCGATCGTCGGCACCGTGCCGCCGCTCCTGGCCGACCTCGCCCAGGCCATCGCGATCTACAAGCTGCACGTCCAGCAGGCCGACCCCAAGATCGAAGCCGACTACAAGGACGCGCTGCGCATGCTGCAGCAGATTGCCGCCGGCACGATGCGGCTGCCGGTCGCCGGGATCGAGCCGCCGACCCAGGGCGGGTCGGGCGCGGTGGTGACCGACCGTGACAGACCCTTCTCGGCCGACACGATGCAGGGCTTCATCTGATGTTCGTCGAAGCCGTCAAAGCCCGCCTGTCCGATGCCGTGCCGGCGCTGCGCACGGTCGAAGGCGCGGCAAACCTGGCCGCGCTGATGGCGTCGAACGGGCTCCCGCAGCAGACGCCGGCGGCGCATGTCGTCACGCTTGGCATCCAGGGCGGCGACGAGGAGGCGGCGGCTGGCGCTTTCGTTCAGTCGGTGACCGAGGTGGTCGGGGTCATCGTGACCTGGCGGATGGTCGTCCAGACCGACCGCGCGGTGGCCGACGTCGAGACGCTGATCGACGAGATCACGCAGGCCGTGGCCGGCTGGGAGCCCGAGGGCGCGATGGCGCCCTTCCGGCTGCTGCGCGGCCAGCTCGTGACCATGAACAAGGGGACGCTGGTCTACCAGCTCGACTTCGCGATCCCCAACCAGCTGAGGATTTTCGGATGAAGAAAGCCGCCGCCGAGACCGCAGGGTTGAAGACCCCGCCGCCGCTGCCTGCAGAGGGCGGCAGCTACACCCGCAACCCCGACGGCTCGCTTTCCCGCGACAGCGCCGGCAGCCCGGCCGCCGAACCCCCCGCAGAGGAGGCATAGATGCCCGTCACCACCCAGCGCTGGAACACGAAAATCCTGCTTGCCAAGATCGAGACGGCCTACGGCACCGACAGCGTGCCGGTGCCCGCCACGGACGCGATCTTTGCCCGCGACGTCGAACTGACCCCGATGGAAGGCAGCGACCTCGCGCGCGAGCTCGAGCAGCCCTTCATGGGCCACAACGTCACAATTGCAGCCGATCTGCACACGCGGCTCAGCTTCCGCGTCGAATTTGCGCCGTCCGGAACCGCCGGGACCGCCCCGCGCTGGGGGGCGCTGCTGCGCGCCTGCGGCTGCGCGCAGGTCGTCTCGACCGGCGTCTCGGTCACCTACAACCCGGTGTCCGACGCGCATGAAAGCGTCACCTTCTATCTCTGGATCGGGGGCACGCGGTATGTCGTGCGCGGCGCGCGGGGCAATGCGCGGATCGAACTGGCCGCAAGCGGCATCCCCTACATCGTCTTCGACTTCTGGGGGCTGTTCTCGCAGCCGACCGATGTCACGCGGGTGACGCCGTCGCTGTCCGGATGGCCGCTGGTCCAGGCCGTGTCGGACACCAACACGCCGACCTTCACCATCGGCGGCGCGGACTTCATCCTGCGCAACCTGAACTTCGACCTCGGCAATGCGGTCGAGCCGCGGATGCTGATCAACAGCGAGGAAATGTGGATCACCGCCAAGGCCGAGACGGTCGAATGGCAGATGGAAGCGGTGCCGCTCGCGACCTGGAACCCCTACGCCCTTTCGGCCGCGCGGACCACCGTCGCGGCGGTCGTCGCGCATGGGGTCGGCGCGGGGCGGATCGCCACGCTCACCCTGCCGCGGCTCGAGGTGCAGCGGCCGCAGGTGACCGGCGCGCAGAACGTCAAGGAATGGTCGCTGCGCGGCAATCCGATCCCGAACGCCGGCAACGACCAGTGGACGCTCGTCCTGACCTGATTTGACCCACCCGACCCGGAGCAGCTTATGTTCAACATCAACAAGACCCCGACCTTCACCGTCCAGGTGCCGATTGTCATCGACGGGATCGACGAGCCGATGAGCCTGCGCGCCACCTTCCGCGCTGTCTCGGACGACGAGCTGCTCGCGGCCGAGTCCCGGTCGATCGAGGGGTTCAAGGCCTTCCTGCGGCGCATCACCGTGCAGCTGCATGATCTCGAGAATGACGAGGGCAAGCCGGTCGCCTTCACGCCGGAGCTTTTCGAGGAGCTGCTCGGGCAGGCCCATGTCCGCGTGGCGCTGCAGGCCGCCTTCTGGAAGGCGATGCTCAAGGCCCGCGTGGGAAACTGAAATGGGCAGGGGGCGCCTGGGTCCGTGGCGAACTCCTTGCCCGCGATGACGACGACGATGCGCTGGCCGATGCGCTGGACGATGCGCGCCGCTGGGGGATCGAGCTTCGGTCCGAGGATATTGCCCCCAAGGAACGCGAGGGCATCTGGGAGGAGAACCTGGCCGCCGTCACGGCATTCCTGGCCGTCTCGACACAGTGGCGGATGGTTTCGGGGGCGGCGGGCATGATGGTGACGGGCCTTGATTATGCCGGCGCGCGGGCCGGCCTCGAGGCCCTGGGGATGGTGGTGACGCCCCGGCTCTGGGGCGATCTTCAGGCGATCGAGGCGGGCGCGCTCGCCGAGTTGAACAGGCAGAGACGATGACGTTCAGGGTCAGCCTTCTGTTCCAGGCGGATGCCAAGGCCGCCAAGGCCGAGGTGGAGGGCCTGGCCACGTCCGCCCGCAAGGTGGGCGAAGCCGCGCAGGACATGGGCCGCAAGTCCGCCGATGCCGCGCGCGGCGTGGGGTCGCTCTCCGGCGCGGCCGACGGGGCCGAGGCGCAGCTCAGGGGCATGGCGGCGGCGCAGGATGTGGCAGCCGCATCGCAGACCAAGCTTGCGCGCAGCACGACGATGGCCGCCGGGGCCACCGGCAGCCTTGTCGCGCAGTTCAACGACATCGGGATGATGCTTGCCGCCGGGCAGAACCCGCTGCAGCTGGCGATCCAGCAGGGCACGCAGATCACCCAGGTGATCGGCCCGATGGGCGCCGCCGGCGCGGCCCGCGCGCTGGGCGCGGCCTTTGTGGGGATGCTCTCGCCGATCAATCTGATCACCATCGGCGCAATTGCCGCCGGTGGTGCCATCATCCAGTGGCTGACCTCGGCGCGCGAGCCTGCGATCACACTGCAGGAGCGCATCGACGATCTGAGCGCTGCCGTCGCCGCCTACCGCGATGCGTCGGCGCTGGCGGCTGCAGGCACAGACGAGCTTGTCGCGCGCTTCGGCGGCGCGGCTGGAAAGGCAGGCGAAGTCGCAACGATCCTCGAATCCTGGGCGCGGGTTGACGCGGTGCGTGCGCTCGATGCAGCCGTCGACGATATCACGCAAAGCTTCGGCGGACTGTCGGACAGCCTGACGGTCACGACGGGTGGGATCGTTCAGGAAATCGACGCAACATTCTTTGAACTGCGCGATAACCTGCGTCTGACCGATCTGCAGGCCGCGACCGTTGTCGACGCCTTGAGGGACTTGGCCGAAGCACCGACCGTCGGCGCACAGGTCGAAGCGGCGATCGCGTTGAACGAGGCCTTCATCCGTGTCTTTGGCTCGATCGAGGAAATTCCGGCCGAGCTTTCTGCCGTAGCGCGCCAGGCTGCGATGATCGCGCTGCGGGCCGCCGAGATGGAAGGCGGGATGGATGGCGCGACGGACAGCGCCGGGCGCCTGTCGGGCGCCCTGCGGACTGTTGCCGACTACGCCATCGATGCGCAGACGGCGATTGCGACCCTCGCTGGGATCGAGCCCGACGCGGGCTGGCTGGGCCACGCGATCTACAACGCCTCCGCGCTGGCACAGCAGCTGTGGAATGCCGTCGGTGCGATGCAGGCCTATCGCATGGATGCCACGGGGCCGCTGCCCGTCGGCGGGCCGGGAACGTTCCCTGCCGCCGGCCTGCCCGCCGATGCCGCGCCGCCGGGCCGGCCAGAGGCGCGTCCGACCGACATCGACTTCGGCTTTGTCCCGCCCCCGACCGTCGGCGGCGGTGGTCGCGGCGGTGGTCGCGGCGGTGGCGCCGGCGCGGCGCGGGCCGAGCGGGACGCGGTGGGCGAGCTGATCGAAAAGCTGCAGGAAGAGCTCGACATCCTGCGCGAAACCGACCCCGTCCAGCAGGAGCTGATCCGCCAGCGCGAGACGCTGGCCGGCGCGACCGAGGCCGAGCGGGCCGAGGTCACCGCGCTGATCGCGGCGCGCGAGGCCGAACGGCAGGCCTCGGAGGCGACGGCCGAGATGTGGGACTACCTCGCGCAGACGGCCGAGTCCTCGCTGATGGGGATTGCCACCGGCGCGCAGAGCGTCGAGGAGGCCGCGCGCAACGCGGCGGCCGCGCTGGCCGAAGCGGTGCTGCAGGCTGCGCTGTTCGGACAGGGGCCGTTTGGCGGGCTCTTCGGGGGGACGTCGATCCTGGGCGACCTCGGCGACTTGTTGGGCTTCGCGCGGGGCGGGATGATCCACGGGCCCGGCGACGGGACGGCGGACCGTGTGCCGATCCTGGGCTCGGCCGGCGAGTTCATCGTGACGGCGGCGGCGACCCAGCGGTACCGGCCCGTGCTCGAGGCGATGAACGCCGGGGCGCCCCTGCCCCGCTATGCCGCGGGCGGGATGATCGGCGGCGAGGGCGGGCGCGGCGGCAAGACCGGCGGTGGCGGAGAGACCACCTTTGTGATCGACGTGCGCGGCGCGCGCGGCAATCGCGAGATCGAAAACATGGTGTCCGATGCGGTCAGCCTGGCGCTGCGCATCTATGACCGGGATGTCTTCCCGCAATCGTTTCGGCGGGTGTTCGGTGATCCGGCGAGGGTCGGCTGATGCCATTGCAGGCCATGCTGAACCGGACGGAGTTCATGTACAAGCTCCCGATCGCGGACATGACGATGCGATGCCCGCCCGTAGCCGAGTACAACCGCACGGGCGGGGGCGATCAGCTTGGCGCCGACATCGGCGTGCGGCTTTGGCAGGGCGATATCATTCTGGGCCGGATGACCCGGGCAGAGGCCGGCGAGATCGAGGTGCTTGTCGATCTGGTGGCGCAGACCGGCCGGGCGTTCCGGTGCTTCGACATCCGCCGACCCTATCCGCTCGCGGATGCGAGCGGCGCCGCGTTGACGGGTTTTTCGCCGGTCATCCACACCCTCTACCCTGCGGAGCTGCGGGAATTGAGAATCGGGGGGCTGCCACCGCTTTACCGGCTGTCGGCAGGCGACTACCTGCAGTTTTGGTACGCAAGCTCTCCGACGCGCTATGGGCTGCATCGCGTCGTGACAACCGTGACCGCCGACGCATCCGGTATCACGCAGGTGATGGAAGTCGACCCGCCGATCAGACCGGGGGCAGCGACCGGCGCGGCGATCGAATTGAAGCAGCCCTGGTGCAAGGCTGTGATCATCGCCAACAGCGTGCAGCCCAACCGCACGCGGCAGACCATCAGCGAAGGACTGCGCTTTTCTTACGTGCAGAGCCTGCGATGAGAAGCCTGAGCACCGCCCTGCAGACGGCTCTGACAAACGGGATGATCGTGTCCCGCGTGCTGTGCTGGTTTTCGGCGCGCAACCGCGACACCGGCGCGACCGAGACGCTCGGCCTCTGGACCGGCGACGACCATGCCGAGATCGTCGTCGAAGGCCAGACGCGGACCTATTTCGGCGCGGGCAACCTGATCGACGTGCCCCCCGTGAACTACAAGACCGGGCTTGACGTGCAGGTCTACCGGCTTGGCCTGACGACGATCACGAACGAAGCGCGCCAGCTGATCCGGGGCTACGATCCCCGCTTTGCCGCCGTGCAAATCCACCGGGCGCTGTTCGATCCGATCACCCGCGCGCAGATCGAGGCGCCGCATCGTGTGCTCTTCGGTTTCGTCGACGAGGTCGATCTGACCCAGCCGGCAGCCGGCGAACAGGCCTCGGGCTATCTCAGCATCGTCACGACCGCGCGCCAGCTGACATCCGGGCTGCCGAACAAGAACAGCCATGCCAACCAGCGGCGGATTTCGGACGACCGTTTCCTGCGCTGGGCGGACAGTTCAGCCGAGGTCTGGTGGGGGGTGAAACAGCGATGACCGCGATGCGGCGGCTACCCGACTGGAACGCGCGCGTGACGGTCTTTCTGACGCAGCACGCAAGGACGCCCTTCCGGCCGGGCCGGCACGACTGCGCGCTCTTTGCAGCGGGCTGTGTCGAAGCGATGACGGGCGAAGACCCGGCGGCCGCCTTCCGCGGCCGCTACAGCACGCTTGCCGGCGGCCGGCGGGTGCTGCGCCGGGCAGGCTTTGCCGACCATGTCGCGCTGGTCGCATCGCTCTTTGATGAAATCGCCCCGCTCATGGCGCAGGTCGGCGATATCGCGGTGGTCAATTCGCCAGAAGGTCCCGCGCTGGGCCTCGTCGCCGGGGCCGATATCGTCGTGCCGGCGCCGCAAGGTCTGGGCGCCGTATCGCTGATGGCGGCGCGGCGGGCCTTTCGTGTGCCCGCGGAGGGCTGCTGATGCCCGCCATCGGCGCCGCCATCGCCGCCGGATGGGCGGCCTTCACCGCGTCAGCAGTCGGCACGTTCCTGACGACGACTTTCCTCGGCCGGCTGGTTGTCTCGGCGGGGGCATCGCTGCTGCTTCAGCACCTGACAAGACCGCGGATCGATACGAACCCGGTCGGTTTCCCGCAAGGTGTCACGCTCAGGGGCGGCACCAATCCCTTGCGGTTCCCGTTGGGCCGCACCATGACGGCCGGGCAGCACGTCTGCCCGCCGATGACGCATGGCAAGGCCGGGAAGACCCCGAACGCCTACATGACCTATGTCATCCTGCTGTCGAACGTGGCCCGTGTATCGCTCGATCAGGTCATCATCAACGACCAGGTCCATGAACTGGGGAGCACCCCCCATTCCCTTTATGGCTTCCCGGTGCTGGGCGAGTACGCCGGCTATGCCTGGGTGAAATACTACGACGGGACGCAGACGGTCGCCGACCCTTACCTTGTCGTTGCCTACGGCTCCTATCCCAAGCGCTCGTGGTCGGCCGAGAGGATCGGGCGCGGTCTGTGCTATGCCATCGTGACGATGCGCTGGTCCGACAAGGTCTGGGGCGCCGGGCACCCACGACTGCAGTTCGTGCTGGGCGGCATCCGCCTGTACGACATCCGCAAGGATACGACTGCCGGCGGCAGCGGATCGCAGCGCTGGTCAAACCCGGCCACCTGGTTGCCGTCTGACAACCCCTTCGTGCAGGCCTACAACGTCATGCGCGGCATTACGCTGGCCGACGGCGATGTCTGGGGCGGCCGTCTGGCTGCCTCGAACCTCGATACCGCATCCTGGGCGGCGGCCATGAACGAATGCGACCGCCTCGTCCAGGCGCCCGCAGGATATCCGGCCGACACGCAATTCACGAGCGGGATGGAGGTCACGGTCGATCGCGCCCCGGCCGATTATCTGCGCGAACTGCTCAAGGGCTCGTCCGGCGAGGTGGTTGACATGGGCGGCACCTGGAAGGCCAGGGCCGGCGCCGCGGGGCTTCCGATCTTCTTCTTCACCGACGACGACGCGGTCGTGACCAGGCCGCAGGACTTCAATCCTTTTCCCGGACTTGAAAGCTCTTTTAACGGGGTGACGGCGACCTATCCCGATCCCGACGTAAACTGGGAACCCAAGGACGCGCCGCCGCGATACAATTCCACCTGGGAAGCCCAGGATGGCGGCCGCCGCAAGGTCGCGCATCTGCAGTTCGTGGCCGTCAGCAACCGCTTCCAGGTCCAGCGGCTGATGAAGGCCTATATCGCCGAGGAGCGGCGGTTTCGCCGCCACGGGCTGACCCTGCCGCCCCGGGCCGCCGTGATCGAGCCGCTTGATACCGTCAGCTGGACCAGCACGGCCAATGGCTACATCGACAAGCGGTTTCAGGTGGGCGAGGTCGCCGATGATCTGGCCACCTGCCTGCAGAGGGTCGCCCTGCGCGAGCGTGACCCGTCCGACTACGACTATCCCGAAGATCTGTTCCTGCCTTCGGAGGCCGGCGCAAGCGGGCCCGTCAGGCCGCCCGCCCAGGGCGTGCCGAACTGGGCCGTGATCTTCGATGCGGTCAAGGACGCGCTGGGCACGAACCGCCGTCCCGCCCTGCGCGTGAGCTGGGACGGCAGCGAACAGGACGATGTGACCGGCGTCGAATGGCAGGTGCGGCTGCCCTCGACCGGCGCCATCGTCGCCCAAGGGTCGACCCAGAGCGTCGAAGCGGGAGAGCTGCAGATTGCCGCGGGCATCCTGCCGTCGACGACATACGAGACGCGGGCCCGCTTCATCGCCCCGCGCAGCACCGACTGGTCGGAATGGGCTGGCGCGACGACCGGGAACGTCGGGATCAAGGACGCCGATTTCGAAGCGGGCAGCGTCTTCAACCTGCTTCGCGCGCTGAACATGACGGTGCCCGAGATCGTGTCGGCGCTGCCCGACACCGGGAACTTCGCCGGGCGCTTCGTCTATCTGACCACGAACCGGAAATTCTATCGCCACACCGGCACCCCTGCCACAGCGGCGGGGTTCACCGTCGAAGTCGACGGCGCCGACATCCTGGCCGGGACCGTGACCGCCGGGGCCATCGCCGCCGGTGCGGTCGTGGCCTCCAAGATCGCGGTCGGCGACTTCACCAACCTTGTGCCCGATTCCGGGCTGCAGGACCCCGCCGCCTGGACCAATCCGGCGGAATTCACGCTGTTCCAGAGCCACGAGTTCACGACCCAGAACTTGTCCAAGGGCGAGATACGGTACACGGGCGTTCTTGGCGGAGCGGGGGCAGGGTGGAAATACAGCACGAGCCGACCATTTGGGGTGACAGGCGACCGGCAGTACCGCGTCACTGCGGCGGTCGCACGCACCCTTGGGACCACGGTTTCAGTGGTCGCCAAAATCGTTTGGAGAAACGCGCAAGGCAGCTTTATTTCTGAAAATCTGGTGTTCTATGATTCTGGCGGCATCACGCCTTTCACTTTCAGCGTGATAATGACGGCGCCCGCCGGTGCCGTCACGGGTGAATGGACGTGGGGACAGGACACGACCCCTGGAGCATCCGACGCTCGTGCCAGGTTCTTTGCGCCGACGGTCCGCGTCATGAACGGCGGGGACCTCGTCGTCGACGGCGCGATTGCGGCCAACCATCTGAACACCGCCAGCCTGACGACCAGCGGACTGGCCGTGTTCGGCGGCGCGCTGCAGTCCGACAACTACGTCGCCAACGTCAGCGGATGGCGCATCAACAAATCCGGCAGTGCCCAGTTCCAGAACCTCATCGTGCGCGGGTCGCTGACCGAGGGTGCGGTCAGCGACGTCTTCCAGGACTTCATCACGACCGCGCAGGCGCTTACGACGACCCTGGTCGAAAAGGCGAGGGTGACGCTCGGCGTGCAAGGTCACGGAGTGATCTTCAAGCGCGCATTCTCTTTCGAAGCCCGCGCCGTCGCAGGCGGCAACACGATCGTCACCCTGCAAGCGCGTCAGCGCGACTTTTCCGGAGATACCATTTCAGCGTGGTTCGATGTGGACGTGAATACGATCACCGATACGGCCTGGGTCATTTATCGTGACACCGGCAATCTGACCGGTGCCTTCAACGAATTCGAATACCGCATCGTGGCCCGCGTGACCGTCGCCAGCACGACGACCTGCTTGCGAAACGCCTACATCACCGTCGACAGGCAGACGAAATGACCGGGCTCTTCAAATACGTCCGGCTCGAGGCCGGATGCGTCGTCGCCGGCGGGCAGGGTGCGATTGTCCCCGATGGATACGTCGAGGTGCCCGAGGCGCTGGAACTGACGGCGCTGGGATCGCTGATGCTGACGCAGGATGGATGGGCCGCGCGGCCCGTGTTGGCCTCGCCTCTCATCACGACCGGGGAGGGCGGCACGGATGTCACCTTCGACGACTGTCCACCCGCGACCGCCTTCGAGGTCACTCAGGCACCGAGCGGTGCCATCGTCCAGAGCCTGAGCGGCAGCGGCCGGGTCACGATCCGGCTGACTGATCCGGGCCATTACCGCATTGATGTGCAGCCGCCGTTGCCGTTCATGCCCCTTCTTATCGGTGCCCAGGTGGCAGAATGACTGCCGCCCCCCCCCGCCATCCCCGCTTCAACAAGGTGAGTCCAAATGCCAAACCTGATCTACCCCCGCGCCAATGAACAGCTGCTGCAGGGCGGCATCGACCTCTTGACCGCGAACGTCAAAGTCGTGGCGGTCGATACCGGCGCCTATACCTACAGCGCGGCGCACGAATTCTTGTCCGACATCCCCGCCGGAGCGAGGATTGCGACGTCGCCGAACCTGTCTGGCAAGACCGTGACGAACGGCACCTTCGATTGTGCCGATTTCACCTTTGCCGCCTTTTCTGGCCCCACGGTCGAAGCGCTGGTCGTGTTCATCGATACAGGCACGGCCGCGACGTCGAGGCTGATCGCATATCTGGACCAGAATGCGCTTCTCCCGTTCACGCCGAATGGCAGCACGCTGACCGTCCAGGTGCCGTCAGGTCTTTTTACGGTCAGCGGCACGACCGCCGCCGTCTTTCAAAAGACAGCCGAGGCCATGCTGTCGGGCGGGATCGCCCTTGGCACCGCTGACGTGAAGGTCGTGCTGATCGATCTTGGGGCTTATACCCACAGCCAGGGGCATCAGTTCCTGTCCGACATTCCCGTCGGCGCGCGGGTAGCAATCTCGGCGACCCTGGCGACCAAGACCTTTGCATCGGGCACCTTCGACAGCGCCGATACCGTCTTCACGGCCGTCACGGGACCGACGGCAGAAGCCTTTGCGGTCTTCATCGACACAGGCAGCGCGGCGACCTCGCGGCTTGTGTCCTTTGACGACGACAACGCCGGCCTGCCGTTCACGCCGAACGGCGGCAACCTCAACATGGCCACGCCGAATGGCTGGTTCACTCTTGCCGCCACGGTGAGCTGATCCCCATCGGGACTGAAGGAGAAAGATGATGCAGATCATTATGGAGCCAGGACAGATCAACTACACGGCCGATGGCGGTGACTGGAAGCTGATCGTCCGGCAAGGATACTTCGAGATCGTGTCGGCGGCGACGGGGGAACTGCTTTTCGGCTCGGGACAGAACCTCAACAATCTGGCCGACCTGATCTTGGCCGCGCGGGACCACGCGCGCAGCCAAGGGATTGACTGGCCGGAGGGTCAGTGATCATGGCAGCTCTCGACAGCCTGTCTGCCTATGTGAATCGCGCCACCGGCGGCAACAGCGGGGCACCTGATGTGCCTATAGTGACGAAGACGGGGCGCATCGCCGGCGCCGCAGCCACTGCGCCGTCAGCTTCCCAATGGCATAGCCTGTGGCTCTATGAGGGCTTCCATCCGCACGGAAGCATCCCGACCAATGCCGCAATCCCGACAAGGGATACGCCGGGTGCGCTGCCTTTCAAGCCACCCGGCGCAGGGCGCGAGAAGTTCCTCATGTCGGTCGGCATTACACCCACTGTCGCGGGCACATTC